TTGTTAACTAGAAGTTTAGGCCTAGTCTTTGTAAAGGTGGAGACTTTGTACTACCTTTAAGTCCTGGCTGAACAAGCCAAGACGATCAAAGACTAGCCTAACTTCTAATCTATTGTACGTGTTTAACTTTGGGAAGATACGCAAACGTCCATGAAGGAAAGAACTAGGACTTATGAGACTTTATAGAGCTAAGAGGTGCTAGATTTGCTCTTCTTAATTACATCTGATACTAGGAAAAGAAAAATAGGAATCATAGAAACTATAAAGTTTCTAAAGTAGCAAACGATGAATATAAAACTATTTCATCTTTGAAGGTCTCATAGTGTAGATAGGCTGATAAAAACTACACCCAACATAGGGTAGGCAGGAGACCATACCATACCACCTATATATCTATGGCATGGTTATACATTATTAGAAGAAGGGGATGTTAACTAGACTGGTTTACAGGCGGGCTTTATAGTCTTTAAAGTGCTATGGGGGGAGCTATTTGACCCCGGAGGGTACACTACGTTAGTATACAGGTGAGAAGTGTTTTTGTCAAGAGATATTATTAAAAACTTTTAAAAACTTGACAAATTCTTTATCCACCCCTATAATAAAGAACATGGCTATACTTCCAAGCATAGATACTTCTCAAAATAAAAGAGAATTAACAGATAAACAAAAAGCTTTTTTAGAACATCTTGTTGAAACACAAGGGGATGCTAAGAAGGCTGCAGAGCTTGCAGGGTATGCAAGTCACTATCATCATGTTGTAAAGACTTTAAAATCTGAAATACTAGAGTTGACACAAGAGATACTAGCAAACTCTGCACCGAAAGCAGCCTTTAAATTAGTAGAAATTATGGAGTCTGAAAAGCCTGTAATACAAGCTAATAATAAATTAACTGCTGCTCAAACCCTATTAGATAGAGTTGGAGTAGCTAAGATAGATCGTGTAGATGTAAATCATAATGTAGGGTCAGGAGGTATCTTTTTAATGCCTGATAAAGCTCCATTAGATTTAAATGAAGAAGACTATGAGGAAGTTGAAGACTATGAAGATATTCCTAACTGAATATCAACTGTATGATAAAGTGTATGCAGGATATAATATATTTGCTGAATCATTAGAAGAAGCAGAAGAACTTGCTTTAATGAATGGTTTAATTATAGTAGGAGAAGTAACTGAGATTGTTTTTAAACCAGAGTTTTCTGAGAATTACTTAGACACTATTAAGATATCCGAAGAGGTACACACTATACATTAATATGAAAAAAAAACCTTCGATGAAACAAAGGATAGACTCTAACAATATAATGTGGGAGACTTTAATGAAGAAAAGGAATCGTAATGCCAAGAAAGAAAACAACAACGAAAAAGAAAAGTACGGTAAATAAAGCAGGTAATTATACAAAGCCTACTATGCGTAAGAATCTTTTTAATAGGATTAAAGCAGGAAGTAAAGGTGGTAGACCCGGACAATGGAGTGCCCGTAAAGCACAGATGCTTGCTAAACAATACAAGGCTAAAGGTGGTGGTTACAAATAATGCCTAGAAAGAAAAAAGACCCTAAAGTAGGAACGGGTAAAAAACCTAAGGGTAGTGGTAGAAGATTATATACAGATGAAAATCCTAAAGACACTGTATCAATTAAGTTTGCAACTCCATCTGATGCTAGAGCTACAGTAGCTAAAGTAAAAAGAATTAAAAAACCGTATGCTAGAAAGATACAGATATTGACAGTATTAGAACAACGTGCTAAAGTAGCAGGTAAAGCTACTCAAGCTCAAATAGCTAAGAAAGGAAAAGAAGCAATAAGGAAGAAACATGGCACTCAAAAAAAGTCAAAGAAGTCTTAAAAAGTGGACTGATCAAAAATGGCGAACTGCTAGTGGTAAGAAGTCTTCTGAAACAGGAGAGGTTTACGCACCTGAGGCACAAATTAAACGATTAAAGTCAACTGCTAAAGGTCGTAAGAAACTTGCAGCAGCCAATAGAAAGAAGCGAGAAGCTACAAGAAAAGGTAAACAACATGCGAAGCATGGATTACACAAAGGTAAACGGAGGTAAAAATATGGATATATTTATTTTTATAGTTGTAATACTAGCTGTCATAGGTGTAGGTTTAAAAAAGTATAAGCCTGAAACATATGAGAGACTTAAAGATAATATTAAAAATATTGGTAAACACCCATTTTAATATTATGAAACAACAGAACCAAAAGATTAAAACTAAAAAAGAATTAGCCAAGCTGCGAAAGCAGCAAGAGCTAAGACAACACAATCAGTAATGGCAAAAAAGAAAGACCCAAGATTAGCAAGAGCAGGAGTTAGTGGTTTTAATAAACCTAAACGTACTCCTAGTCATCCAACTAAATCTCATGTTGTAGTTGCAAAAGAAGGCGACAAAATAAAAACAATTCGTTTTGGACAACAAGGTAAAAAAGTAGGTACACTAAAAGGAACTGCAGGTAAACCTAAAGCAGGGGAATCAGCTCGTATGAAAGCTAAACGTAAGTCTTTCAAAGCTCGACACGCTAAAAACATTAAACGTGGAAAGATGTCAGCAGCATGGTGGGCTGATAAAGTAAAGTGGTAGCTATATTGTTAGCTACATTAAATTTAGCTATACCTAGTCTTGATGAAAATACTACAGTTCAAATAGAAGAACCACCTAAAAGATTTTTACAATTTATAGAATATGAAGAACCACCAACAAAACAACAATATATGATATATTGGGGATTAAATGCTTTAGATGTTTACACAACTTATAGAGCATTAAAAAAACCAAATATAATTGAAGGTAATCCTTTATTAGGTAGTAATCCTTCACGAGATAAATTAATTTTATTTAAAGTACTTGGTGCAAGTTTAGTTGGTAATAATCTTGATAGTGATATGATGACAGGAGCTAATGCAACATTAACCTATATAGTGTATAGAAATTATAAAGTTATGAATAAAGCATCAGACCAATTAAAAAATAATAATTAAAGTAAATGGTAACAAGAAAAGAGTGGCAAGAAAAAGAATTAAGTTGGTTAGCTAAAAAACAGTTAACACTTGTAGCTATTATGTCAGTCGTTCAAGTTACTATGTTAGGTTTTATGTTATTATTCATGTATATTAATTCAACTATATTTAAATAATGATACATAAAAAAATTTATCATGGACGATACACAGATATTATTATTCGCATTAATATTTTTACTACTAGTTTATTTTAACAGTAACTATCCTTGGGTGTTTGGACCGATATGGAAAAAAATTAAAAAAGAAGTTAAAAGTATTTTAAAAGCGTGTAGAGAATGGGAATCAGGAAATTAAAATGGCATACTCACAGAAAGTAGTAGATCGATTTGAAAGTGTTCTTAATGAACCTGAGAAACATGCAGTTGGTAGGTTTGACCCTTCAGACCCTAATGTTGCAACAGGTATGACAGGTGCTCCTGCTTGTGGAGATGTTATGCGACTACAACTAAAACTTAATGGAGATACTATCGAAGATGTTAAGTTTAAAACGTATGGTTGTGGTTCAGCTATTGCATCATCCACATTGTTTGTTGATATGTTAAAAGGTAAAACAGTAGAAGAAGCAAAACAAATTAAAGATAAAGATATTGCTGAAGCTTTAGAACTACCACCTATTAAACTACATTGTAGTGTTTTAGCAGAAGAAAGTATATCAAAAGCAATTGAAGATTGGGAAAATAAAACAGCATATAGGAGACATAATCAATAATGCCACAGCTAGGATCAGACTCAAAACCACTAATCTTAAAAAACCAGAAAAGTAAAAATAAAAAATTAGGATTATCGGGTAAGTTTTATACAAAAGAAAATCAAAAGAAATACGAAGAAGGTTGGGATAGGATATTTAAGAAATGATGTTTAAGCCAGATAATTATATTAGACGTACTTCATCAACTGTTCCTTTTGGATATGAACTGGATGCAAACTTTGAAGGTTATTTAAAACCTATCGATGATCAGCTTACTGTATTGAATGAAGTAGCTGAATCTGTTTTTAATGAAGAAATTAGTTTAGGTATTGGTGTAGATTGGTTAGAAGCAGAAACAGGTCGAAAACTTTCGAGACCCGGATTAAAAAAATATATAGATAAGAAATATGGAAGATTGGGAAAATAATCCAGAAAATTACTTGACAAACCCAGATGGGAGTTATATACTAAAGAAAGATGGAACTCCGAAGAAGAAGGCAGGACGACCTAAAAACTCGGAGTTAACAGATGTTAAAGCTGCTTTACATGCACAAAAAGCATTAAAAAAGAAAAATGCTAATGTTAAAAAACTTAGACGTAATTTAAAAAAAGCAGAAAAAGAATTACAAAGTAAAGAAAAAGTTTTAACATCAAATATAATAACAGAAAACGATGTTAATGAATTGCCTGACGCAGTTCAACGACATGTAACTGAAACAGGTTCTTATGTGGCATTTATGCCTAATGAAGGACCACAGACAGATTTTTTAGCTGCATCCGAAAAAGATGTTCTTTATGGAGGTGCAGCAGGTGGTGGGAAAAGTTTTGCGATGTTAATCGACCCACTAAGGTATTGTCACTTTGCAGAGCATAGAGCTTTGATATTAAGAAGGTCAATGCCTGAACTGCGAGAGTTAATTGATAAATCTCGTGAACTGTACCCTAAAGCATTTAAGGGTGCTAAGTTCAAAGAAGTAGAAAAACTTTGGCAGTTTCCGAGTGGTGCTAAGATTGAGTTTGGATTCTTAGAACGTGATGCAGATGTGTATCGTTATCAAGGACAAGCATATAGTTGGATTGGCTTTGATGAAATAACACACTTACCAACTGAATTTGGTTGGAACTATTTAGCTTCACGTTTAAGAACTACGAATCCAGAACTACCAACTTATTTAAGATGCACTGCTAACCCCGGAGGTGTAGGTGCACAATGGGTGAAAAAAAGATATATTGAACCGGAAGAAGAGAATAAAACTTTTAAAGGTTCAGATGGCTTAACAAGAAAATTTATACCTGCAAGATTACAGGATAATCCGTTTCTTGCAGAGGATGGTGAATATGAAAGAATGTTGCTTTCGTTACCTCCAGTACAGCGTAGGCAGTTACTGGAAGGTAATTGGGATATATCCGAAGGAGCAGCATTTGCTGAATTTGATATGTCAGTACATGTTATACCTCCCTTTGCTTTGCCGGCATGGTGGGAAAGGTTAAAAGGTATTGACTATGGATATGCTTCTGAAAGTTGCTGTCTCTGGGGAACTATCGACCCCGAAGATAAGACTCTCATCATTTATAGAGAACTTTACAAAAAAGGTCTTACCGGTGAAGTCCTCGGAGATACAATTACTGACATGGAAGCAGAAGAAGTTAAGTCGATAATGGGTGTATTAGATACTGCTGCTTGGTCTAAAACAGGCTATAGTGGACCGACAATAGGTGAAATGTTAACTTTAAAAGGACATAAACTAAGAAGAGCTGACAAGAATCGTATTGCAGGTAAAGTTCAAATACACGAATATTTAAGACCTAACAATGATACTGGAAGACCTAGATTGCAAATTTTTAATACATGTCCTAATTTAATTAAAGAGTTGCAAGGTATACCACTATCAAAAAGTAATCCTGAGGATGTAGATACAAACTCGGCTGATCACGCTTATGATGCATTACGATATATGATCATGAGCCGACCACGCTTAGATCATCCACACGACAGGATGTTAAGAATCAAACAGGATATATATCAACCTTCTGATTCAACATTTGGATATTAATATATGGCAGAGAACGATAATACAATTTTAAATGCTGATAGTATCTACATAGAAGTAGAAGGTGAAGCAGGAAAAACTTTAGACTTAGAAGACACTCAACGTGTAAATTTGGTTGGTATTATTACGAGTCGTTTTGCCCAATCAGAAGAAAGTAGAGAGACAGATGAACGTAGATGGTTACGCTCATATGAAAACTACAGAGGATTATATCAAAAAAGCACAAAGTTTAGAGACTCTGAAAAATCTAGAGTCTTTGTCAAAATAACTAAAACAAAAGTCTTAGCAGCTTTTGGACAATTAGTTGATGTTATCTTTGGTACAGGTAAGTTTCCCATAGGTATCGCTGAAACTAAATTACCAGAAGGTGAATTAGAACATGCACAC